TGCTCTCTGCCATTGGTATGTAAGAGATGCACCTGAACCTGTAGATGATGCTCCACTCAATGTGAATGTAGCAGCAGCTGTTGCAGCAGCAGTTACAGTAACGGTAACAGCAGCACCGCCACCACCACCAAGTGATGCGTCAGCGATTGTGATTGTCTCGTTATCAGCGTAACCTGTTCCACCAGATACTAATGTTACTGTTGGTGTTCCATTTGCAGCAACTTCGACTGTGAAGTCAGCACCTGTTCCAGATGAATTACCCGCAGCGTTAGTAACTGTGTATGATCCAGCTGTTCTAGAACCATCAGCACCACCGTTGTCACTGAATACAGCAACAGCACCCGCAGGAGCGTATGTTGTTACGTTAGCAACTGTACCTGGTGTGATTGTAGATGTAATATCTGCTCCGATTGTATCATCAGACTGTGTTTCTGATGCGTTTGCTTCAGGACCTGCAATAGAAACTAACAACTCTGATTTAGTACGAGTATGACCGTGCATGTCAGTGTATGTGTAGAAACTATGCCAACCTGGTGAACTGACACCTCTTGCTTTGTTTTCAGCAAGTTGTGCTTCAGTGTCATCAATGAACACTATTGTTTTTGTGTTTGAACTAGCAGCGACACCAATACCCGCTTTGGTTTTATTGGCGTTACTGTCGTCCTTACCATAAAGCGACATGGCAATCTCCGATTTTAAAAGTTGTCTATGTTATATTTATTCAAGTAGTGCTTTCTCAAGTGCTGCAACTAGTTGGTCATCTACTTTGTTGCCTGATTTAGCAGCTGCTTTTTTAAGAAGTCCAATAACAAACTCCTTGATCTTGCCTTCTAGATCTTCTGGGATCTTATCTACCGCTTTATCAATAATGTTGATAGCAATAGGGAGTAAAAATTTAGTCATGATTAAGACGTATATACTATATTATATAGCAGGTTCTTCTTCCCATTTTTCTATGGTAATACCCTTAGCCCACTCTAATTGTGACAATGAGTAGTCTAATATGACTACAATTCTATCTTTCAAACCATGGTGTTGTGCCCAGTGTTTATCGTTATCATGAAAGGCAAATGGTTCTCCTACTACCCATGTTCTTTTCCTACCTCTTACACTCAACCATGCACACGCATCTGTAACTATAGGAAAGTGTAGACGTAATGAATCTATGTCACCGTTATGTGGATTTATCTTTGTGCCAGGTGATAACTTACTTATGGTACATGACTTGAGTAACTCACAATCTACATCTTCTTTTATAGCACTATAGAATGTAGGACATAACTCTCGCATACTATCAGTAAGTTTTGGTAGAATTTCCTGCACTTTTTCTACCGTAGTATTAAATAACTCAACGAATGATACCATTTCGCTGAGTTCAAAGTCCTCTTCTGTTGCTGTAGTTCCTACTACGTTCAGTGGCATAGGAATTACTTTCCAATCACCTTCCCATAGTTGTACTCTACCTAGATTTCTATCTTCTACCCACTGATCTAATACCCACTCTGATAGTATAGGTTGATTGACCTCTACAAACTTTACTATCTCTGGTATTATTTCTTTATACTGTTCCTTTAAATTCTTGTAAGAAGACAGACTACTTATAGCGTCCTCTTGCCAAATTTTCCTCACTTCCGCATCCCCATTTAATTTGATAATAACAACTGCCTAACAACATATCGTAGGCATTAATATATTCTTGTTTCTCTTTATACAACCAACATTGTAGACTCCCATACTGTGCTTGTGGTATGTTTTTATCAAACCACCAGTCGTATGGGGTAAACTTATCAGATGCTTTATATGTCATGGGCACTCTTTAGTTCCGTGTATAGGACAGTCTACACCACCTTTGCTTTCATTGCAAGCTTCCTTAACTTTTTGTTTCGGAACCTTCGGCATTTTCTTCTCTCCTGCTCTCTTCATCCCGTCTGGATCATCCAGTTCTGGCATGATCTCAACAGAACTGCTTGCTACTTTTTTTCAGCAATCTTTCTCCACTCAGAGAACTCCTTAACACAGTTAGGAACTTTCTTCCCACCTTTCATTTTAGTTCCCTTTGCTTTGTAACCTTTCCAACATGTAGATGCACCGACATTCTTACGTGCTTGTGCCATGCTCTCAGTCTCTATTTCTACCTCTTCTTTCTTAGCAGTTTTTGCTGCCTTCTTGAAAGCATCCTTAGCAGGATAGTCTTTATCGCCAGGTTTTGCGGGTGCTTCACCTCTTGCTCTCTTAGCATGGATGTTAGCATAGAGTCCTTTCTTTGCCTCTTCTACTGAAGCGGGTGTAGTATCTTCCACTTCATGCTCAATGACTTTACCATCAGCATCTTTTTGATGATGCTCTTTTGCCATTGCTTTAGAGATTGCCTTTCTTTTCTTGTGTAGATACTTATCGCTGCTATCTACATCACCATCGTTGTCAACGTCCTTATCTTTTCTGTTAGCAAACTTCTTTTTAACAGCAACAGGATTGACTGGATCTAAATTTTTCTCGTTTATCTCGTTCTTCTCGTCGTTAATTACATGCTCGTGCATCTCACTTACAAGTATGTTTAGTGTAGGAACTGGAACGTCTTGCTCTAGTCCATGCTCAAACATAACATCGTAATGTGTGATGTTACCTTCTTCATCGAGTGTATGCATCTCTTTTAAACAGTTGCCCTTACCCCACTCTGCATGTTCTACCTTAGTAGCACATGAATGTTCTACCTTTTTAATGGTTGGTTTGCCTTCCTGTCCTGCGGGTTCTGCAAGTTTCATGCCAGGTGCGTCACCGCCACCTACGCCTTTAGCACCCAGACCTTTAATGTCTGTGTTGCCAATCTTAGCAGAGTAATCGTATCTCCAAGTCTCTTTCATAGACTTGAATTTAGGGTTTAGCATAGTCTCAGCAGCTACCTGTGCTAGACTTTTAGACTCGTGTTTATCCATCTTATTTGTAGGGTGTTTGCTTGGTATAACCTCTGGCACCTTGACGGTGTTCTTAGGTTTTTGAACCTTTTGACCAGGTGTAATAGACATTACATACTCTCGATATGCGTCAGTTCCAATCTCAAAAACTTCCTTTATGTCTGTAATCCAACTGCGGAACTTTGTGTTCTCTGCTGTAAGACATAATACGTAGTTAGGACCTCTGCGGTGTATTTTACCGACCTGTCCTTGCTCAGTAAGAACCCACTCACCTTTTTTATATACTTCGTTCTTATAGAACTTGTCTCTGGTGATGTTTGCTTCCGCAACTTTGGATTTCTTGGTGAAGTCTGCAAGACTTTTCATGAATATAGTTATACATATCAAGTTTATTTATAAACCCATGCCTTCTCTAACCTTTGCCATGAGATCTAACTTCTCTTTTATGCTCAATGTATCAGGTATTCCTTGTAAAAACTCCGTAGTTTTTTGATTTTTTGCTGCCTCTCTCATTTTAGATGCGGACATCCCACTAGCACCTTCCGCGTCTGGATCTCTTTCTCCTGCAGATACAATTTTTATACTATTGAAGGTATAATCTTTAGTATTTTGTTTGTTTAACAACTTGTCAAATTGTCCCACTCTATCAGAACCAACCACCATCACTATGTCACTATAATCTTTCATCATCATATCCTGTGCTACTTTTATAATTGTATTGCAACACGCTGCAGTCTCTATGTTTGACCACGGAAACATCTTTTGTAGTATGTCTACTTTATATTCATAGGGTAAGGGATTGCTTTTTTTATCTAATGTCTGTGATGGGTATATCAAGTAGTCATTAGATCCTGCTTCTTTCTCCACTGTTCTGAGAAGTTTTTCATGACCTATGGTTGGTGGATTGAATCTACCAAATGTAAAATAACATGTCTTCATTGTGGTTTATCTCCATTGACCCAGTTCTTCTCTACGTTAAAGTTTGCAACACTAAACGATAAACGATCAACCAATTTCACTGCGTTTGTACCATCTTGTATAGCAACGTAACCTTCTGGTGCAGTTACATCATACCCATTCTCTGTTCTTAAATAAGTTCCAAACCTCTCACCCTTTTCTAATTTACGTATGAACATTTCTTTTGCAGATTGTAATGCAGAGTATAGATTCACTGTGCTTTTCAATGCTTTTTCTTGATCCTTTATCATACCTAAACCATCATACAACTTAGCAAGTTTTGATGCCTTTGCTTTGGGTGTCTTAACTTTATCTGCTGCCTTCTTTACTTCTGTCTCAAAATATTTTTGAAACTCTTTGACAAATACCGTATCACTAGGTAGTTTTTTACCCTCACGCACGTATTTGTTAAAGAATATCTTTAGTCTAGTTCCTATGACTAGTTGATCTTTTGTTTTTATCTGTTCTGCTACTGTATCTAAGAATGATGATGCGTTTGATAATGATTTTACACTAGATGATTTTAATTTATCTAGAGATGACTTCTCATTTTTAGTCAACAATATATCACTACCTAACTGACCTGTCTCTGCACTTAAAACTAAGACATTTTTACTATCGTTTAGTTGTGATACATCATATCCAAAACTTGCTTGCACACTATCCATACTCTTACCACTATATGATGTATGAAATACCACACCAACCTTTGCTTTTGATGCTTTATCATATAAATTATCCTCTTTTGGTATGCAATAGGTTATTGTGTTAGGTTGAAATATAATACAGTCCGTACCATTTATTTTTTTCTTCTCTTTATCATCAGTAAATAACAAGTCTCCCTGTGCCATACCTTCTATACCTAATTCTGGTAGATATTTTAGACACTCTTTTAACTTTGCAGCAAGACCTGGCGAATTACCATGGTTTTTATCTATGTCTTCCGCTGTATAATTAATTTTTGCATTGACATTGAATACAGATTTTGATCCTACAAAAAATTTTTTAGTATCTGGATGTGTACCACAAAATACAGCGGGTGCACCATCCCATTTTGTAGTAATTTTAAAATTATTTTTCTGTACTCCTGTAAATACTCTTGCTAACTCATCTAAAAACATGAAAGCATCATTAGCACCTTGCTCTCCATCTAATAAGATGCTATCTTCTAGGTGTTCTAGGTGAGTATTCTTTGACATCAGAATATTTTTGCAAAAGGACCGTATCTTGTACCTTCTTTTTTTGCTATGAATACCATATCAGTAGCAAAAGAATCTAACTTCTCTTTTGGTAAACTTAATATTTGATCCAACCATGTTATTTGTTGCAATTTACTGTTCGCAACATGGGGTTGTGTTCCAAACGTTGTGTAAAGATTATCAATAGCTTCTTCTACATTTTTAACGTTGCTAGTTACGTGTGCTTTTGAAATTACATTTGTTATTCTAGTTTTGTATGTTGACTCTTCTCTCTCAAACTCCGCAGCAGTCTGTGGATATGCTGATGAAGATTTGTCAAATGTCTTTCCATAGTAAGGAGTTTGCA